AATGCTCTAACAGGTATATCTGTGTTCTCTCTTGTTTCAAATCCGTCTATCATTCTATCCACGAACACTCTTTGTGATATTCATTCCATGTTTCTGAATATGAACAATCTGCATATTCTTTAAACCAAGGACCACCTTTTGTAAAGTGTATGTTATTTACTTTTGATTTAGTGTTATAACCTGGTTCATCTACTAACCAGTTCCACTCTAATGGCAAATCACCTATTAAGTCTTCACTCTCTAGCCATTTAAATTGATGTAGTTGTAAACCTGTTGCACTATTAACATAGTCTGGTGTAAGTTCATGACACTTATTACAGTTCATTAACATAAATGATGACCAATTCTTTTTATCATATTTTGTTTGCACTTGACCTAAAAACTTTTTATCTTCTTTAGGTGTATAATTATGTTTACATAATTGTACTGCATACTTATCATCTCTTAATCGCCACAGTTCTGCAATATCACCTAACATAAGTTGGTCGCAATCCATAAAGACACCCCACCCTTTGTAATTCATAAGATGTGGTACCATGAATCTACTAAATGAAAATTCTGTTGATGATAAATTATTTCTTTCTCTTACAAAATCATCACGAAGGTTTGGTAAATAAACAGGTGTTATTGATACAGGTTTTGTACTGTTTCTCAATATACTATATGCAAGTACATTAAATGCAACCTTTTCTTTACTATCATAGCCAATAAATATCTGTATCACTTATCATAACTCCATAAATCATCACGAAACATACAAAATGATATATGTTTTTCTTTGCCATATTCGTAAACAAACTGAGAAGTAAGTATTAGTATTACTTTACCTTTTCTTTTTTTATTTAAATGAGGTAATGTATGTTCTATCTTATCACCAATCTCAGGTATTTTTTTCATTCACAACCAGCTTCTAAATCTTCATCAGAAGCTTCATCAGAAGTTATTTCTTTTTCTTCACCTGTCTCATTATTTTTAATTGTAACTTTTACAGAAGCTAATTTTTCTGTCATTAATACTACAGGTCTAGGATTTTCTATACCATTTACAAACATTCTTATTGTTGTTGTTTCTGCTCTTGATGTTGTTACACAAAAAACTAAAGCAATTGTTAATAATGTGTTATACCATTTCATTTTATATCTCCTATAAGTTTGATTCTGGACTTTTCAATAACTCTTTTCTTTTAGGACCTTTTATATGGTCATAAACTGTACCTAATATTGACCTAGCCTGAACATGACCGGGTTTATTATCACCTATATTATAATTTATAGTTCCTTTTTTTTCTTCAAATCTATTTCTTATATAATCCCAAACAAAACTGTCATGTGTTTCTGGTAAATTATATAATTTATCCGTATTATACATATCTCTCATGACAATTGCATAATCAATAGTATCTTCATGATTGCAATTAAAATATAAAAAACCACATTCACTATAATGATTACCTCTACCTAGATATGTCATCATACTAGGATTTCTATGTATGTGTTTTAAAATCCATTTCTCATCTATAGGATTATGAAATACACTATCAGCGTCAATACAAATTAGTCCATCATATTCTTTGTTCTTTAGTATTGCATGTGTATAGGCATAAACTTTATAAGAAAATCTTACGGCATCCTGTAAAAATCCATCTGAACTTTTATCTACAGGTTTATCTTTATTTCTTTCTACAAAACTTTTACAATCAGGAACTTCACAAAATAAAGGCAATACATCCACACCTTCTATTTCTAATTCATCTTCACTATAGACAATCAAATCAAATGGCCAATTATAAGTCTCAAAAAACTTATAACCATATTTGTCATATAACTTTTTATTTAATGTTGTTACTACTGCAATTTTCATTTTGTAAATATAGTCTCTTTCTTACTATTACCTCTTTTTGTATACCCAAGTTGACCTAAAAGACTTGTAACTTTTTGGCCATATTCTCTTTCTTTTTCATTTCTAAGAGGTAACTCTAAACATAATACAGGTGAATAGTTTTTTAATAATTCAACACCACCTTCTAAAACTTCTAATTCGTATCCTTGCACATCTATTTTTATAAAATCTATACTTCTACCTGTAAAACTTTTTATAAAATTATCTAGTGTATCAACATCACAAGTTACAATTTTATCTTGTACTTCAGATGTAATCTCTGTTTCGCCACCTATAACACCATCTTTGTTAAGGCCAGCATTACCACTATTAGACTTACTTGTAAATAATTGACCTTGTGAATTTATTTCATTTGATAAGGCAAATGAACATAAAACATAGTTCTTGTAATCATCTAAGTTTTGTTTATAACATTCTACATTTTCTGGATGTGGTTCAAATGCAATTACATTTTCAAACATACTGCATAAATCTTTTGACCAAAATCCTATGTTAGCACCAATGTCTAATGCAATATCATGTTTTTCACAATAAGACAATGCATAGTCTCTTTGCATTTGTTGATATGTATATTTGGTATCTTCTTTCTTTAGATGGTCTTCAAAATGTGTATCCCAATCTGGTAGCCACCATCCTTTAACTTGTTTCACTTTTCACCTTTATTATATAATAATGAATTTCATCATTAATAGTTTTTACTTCTTTCAATGCATATTTAGTAGTTTCTAAGAAGTCATTTATTGCATTCCTAAACTCTATCTTATCTTTAATTACTACTATTGTTACTTGATTCATCTTAACATAATCTTTAAAATAATACTTCAATCTTTCGTTAAATATATCTAAGTTATCAGTCTCTAATCTGACACTATAGATAGCATCCGTATCATCTATTTTATCTTTATTTTTTGCCTGAAATTTTATACTCATTGTGTTTTTTGTCCTGGCCATTGACCCATTGGCAGAAATGTATGTCTTACTATCATGTCTTTTTCTTCTTTATTTTTAACTATATATGATTGTATCAAATCGTAATTGTTTTCCTTTGCCCAAGTAACTCTTTTATTTCCTGTATGAACACCTATACCATTTATAAATTCTCCAGATTTATCTCTAGGCCATCTTTTAGATTTCATGGGTTCCCAATAACAATCCCTATGTACTAATATAACAGGCCACATCATACCTACTTCTTCAATACTTTCTGTAAATGGTATCATCTTTTTTTCTGTCCATTCAACAGGCGCTGTAATAAGTATATCTTTTACAGGCCACATTACAGGTGGATATTTTACAAGTTCCGTTGGAACTAAACTATTTGCCTTTAGTACTTTCATAACCACATCTCGCAATATAATAAGCATCCACAATATCTGTTATAGGATTAGATAGTGTTTGCATATCAAATGTTTTCATTAAATCTGTTTTTGTATCTTTACAAAACTGTTCATACATCAATTCTTTGTTTGCATTGCCTTTATCTGTTGCAAACTTTTTAACAATACTAGGTACGACAGTTTCATATTTTAATTTTTTTGATAATAAGTATGACTTTAATATACCACAGTTCTCTGCTATTTGAAATACTGCCTGACCTTTACTACCATATGAGTAACCTTCTATATGTACAGTTTGATTACCATCAAATAAGTTCATATCACCATAACTTCTTATTGATACTAATGCCCATTCAGCAAGATTATTAAATCTAACAATGGGGTCGGTCCATTCTTTATATTCACTACCTATTATATTTTTATCAAACTTGCCTATGTATTTTTTCTTAGATGATACATAATAAAATTTACAATTCTTAAATGACATATCACCACTTGCAATACATATTGCTGGCGAGTTTAAACTATAATCAATCCCAATCGCTTTTATCTTCTTCATCATCTAAAAATGCCTCATCTTCTAGTTCATGTCCACAGAATGGGCATGATAAAGGTGCTTGTGAATTTTCTATATCCCACCTTATCTCATATGGCGTGTCGCAATTATCACATTCTATATTCAAGTATTGATATTCAATCATAATTTAAAGTTACTAAATGTATCCTTTTCTACATCTTGTTTAATTCCACCAATAACATAACTTTCTATTTCAGTTTCTTGTGGTGCATTTTGTAATGACTTAGAGTTTAACCAATGACTTACCCAAGGTAGTGGATTAGTTTTCTGGTCATACTTTGATTCTAAACCAATAGTTCTCATTCTTTTATTTGCCATGTGTTCTACAAATCTATGTAAAAGTTTTTCAGACAATCCTATCATAGAACCTTTTGTCAATAAGTATGTTGCCCAATTCTTTTCTTCTTGAACAGCTTCATCATACATGTCATAGACTTGTTGTTCAGTATCTTTAATTACTTGTAACATAACTTTATCATTTTCATGTTCACGATAGTTATTAATAATTTTTTGTGAGATACCTAAATGTTGTGATTCATCTCTTGCAATAAAAGATATAATCTTAGCAGAACCTTCTAATTGTTTTAATTCACCAAATGCAAAACTACATGCAAATGATACATAGAATCTTAGACCCTCTAATATGTTTACTGTACATAATGCGAGCCATAATTTCTTTTTAAGTTCATATTCATTTACATCTTGACCCATAAGTTTTTTATAACCTATATCTATCAAGTCATCATATGCCTTTGTAACTGACTGTGCTCTTTGTTCTATTTTTTCATCTTCAAT